GATTAATCCACTTTTTGCCAACAATCCGGCTAAAACTGCCGAAATAGTAAACATGGCAGAGCATCCTTATGTCAAGAACTGCGAGGATAAAATCAAGAAAGAAATTATACTTATTGCTAAAGATTGGGAAAAGTATATCCCAAAAACAGTAGTTAGTTATAAAAACGGAAACCCTGGAGGTAAGATAATATCATCAGCACTGGTTGATGTGACAACGAATGATTATCAGCGTGTTTACCAATGCGCCGACGAGTTTGCCAAAATGAAAAAGCAAGCGGAAATTTTACCGAGAGTAAATATCAAAAGTCCATTGTACAAAGAAATTTTTGGCGACTTAATTGGAACTGAGTACGAGAATAAATGCCCGGACTTGAAAGTAAACGGTTTATTTTACGAGCATGAAGGATTTATAACGGATAATCCTAAGAACGCAGTTGAAAACATGCTTAGCAGAGGATTGAAACAGTCCGACAGAATAATTATAGATGATTGTGGAGTGAGCGAACGTTATTTACTGAACAATATACTTGCTAGAGTCAAGCAGGGACAGAACATTGAGGAAGTTTGGATACTTAAAAACGGTAAGTTAACTTTATTCTATAAAAAAACAGAAGCCCATTAACCGAAGTTAATGAGCCCTGTGGTTGATCGAATCCGTAGAATCGATACGCAAAGATACAACCTTTTTCAATAAATTGTACTTTAAACGCTAATTATTTGATATTTAACCACAATTTAAATATAAATAAATGACTCCTGATGAAATGCAAAAACGAATCCACGAGCATCTTGCTGAAATAAAAAAGTTTCAGGAGGAGCAACTGCCAAAAATCATTGGCGTGGAAGCGGTGAATCATTATACCGAGTCATTCGTCAACGAGGGTTTCGAAGATAAGGAAGTAAAGAAGTGGCCGGACGTAAAACGCCGTAATCCTGCAAATGAATGGTATGGTTTTTCGTACCGTTCCAATTCCGCCAAACCGGACGCTGTAGAGACGCAGCATGCTGCGTCTAAAAAGAAAGGTTTCACCAATTTCTCTCCTGAAGCCACAAAAAATAAAGTATTGACCGGATCAACATCTGAACTTAAAAACTCCATTCATTTTACCGTTAAGCCCGACCGCGTAACAGTGGGAACTGATAAGCCCTACGCTGCCGTTCACCAGTTCGGTATGCCGGCAAAAGTATTCGGAAAAGCAGAGTTTATAATGAAAGCTCGACCGTTTATTGGCAAGTCCGAAGTATTGAACGATGCCATCAAAGCAAAGTATGAAAAGGAACTCAAACGTATTCTAAAACTATAATATATGAAACAACTATTTTTAGCAGTATCTGCCCAACTCGCCACCGTACCGGCCATTAAATGGATAGATATGGAAAAAGGGCAAACCGACAATGCAGAACTTCGTGTGGCTCTTAAATTCCCGTCCGCACTGATTAAAATTTCATTCCCTAATCCGGAGGAACTGGGAGGCGGTAACCAGCAAGTAAAAGCCACCGTACAGGTTCGCTTAGTATTCGATGCAGTAAATTCCCGGACTTCTAAAAATACGCCCGATACACCGCTTAATCGCTCGCTTGAGTACTTGTCTACCACCGATGATGTTTATATGGCACTGCAAGCCTACGAAACGCCCACTTACGAGCGATTTATCCGCACATCGCAGGAACAGGAAAACCGAAGTGACGGACTGGCCATTGTCCGCCTCACATTCTCCACCGAGTTTGGCGACTACCGAAGGGCATAAAAAAGCCCCTGAACAGATTTGCTCAGGGGCTTTTTTTATGATATTATTTCTTACTTCTTATTATAACTATAAGGTAATACGGTATATTTACTGTATAAGTCAAATGAGCAAATGCTTGTTATATTAAGTGTATAACTATTATAAGAAGTTTTATCTTTCTTTCCCCCTTTATAATAGAAGTAAATATGATCAGCTGCATCAGTAATCTCATAATATAATGAATCGTTATCAAAACCTGTTTTATGTAAGCACTCCCCCATTGCAGTACATAGCCATACTTTTCCACGCATATAATCATCCCCATAAAATTCAATTGGTTTTATGTAGTTTTTAAAAAAAAATAGCGTGTCAGCTCCGTAAGCAGGATTTCCAATATATAGGCCATTAAATACCGCAAAAGCTTTTTGTTGTTTTTCAGTATATATGGGCTCATTATAGGTGGTACAAGAAAATGAAATAGATAAAAACAACAGTAAAATTAATTTTTTCATAATATTTTGTTTTTAAAATTATTTACAAAAATAAAGGGTTTGCTCGAATAAACAAGGAAACTCTTTAATAATTATTTTAATCCTCAAATAATTTCAATTGGTTTGGATCCTCCTCCGGTTTTGTCTCTGCTTCAATTTCATTTAAATACCGCCAGTATGTTCGTTCACTTATACCGGTGGCCGGTTTAATTACATTTCGATAAACCTGAATTAAACACTTATCCTGTCGCCCCGGCTCAAAGTTCTGCCGAACAAGCTCCTTAACTTGTTCAGATTTCATTCGGACACTTACATACTTGTGTTTCCTGGTCATTTAATTGGTATTTAAATTATAATTGTCCGTCTCTCCCCACTTTATCCGCATACGTGGGAACTAACTCCCTCACTAAATCATAAATCTCATCCCACGGTGGAAGTTTAAAAATCATCCGGTCATCAATATATAGGTTGGCAAAAACCTTACGGGTATCAGTTCCACCATGCATCGCTATATTGTTGGGGCAGCTTTCATTAAACCTATGAAACTTTATACCATTCATTACCAACCATTCAATTGCCCTGGCTTTCTTTATTCCGGTACGGCAGCTCCATATTATAATTGTATATCCATCTGAATAAAGTTGATTAATCGCTTCACGTGCCCCCGGTATCATCTTCCCGACCTCAGGAAATTGGTCTTCTACTATCGTACCATCAAAATCTATAGCAAGTATCATATAAAAACATTAATTTATTTTACAATCTTATTCCTTAGTAAATGTCCCCTTTTATAAAGGGGACGAGCGAAGCGGAGGGGTTCGTATCATATTTTTTTCTTGCCAACTCTGCCCTTTCAGCCAGCGTCATTGTTTTAATTAGTTTCTGAAATTCTGCTTGTGTCATTCCGTAACCGTTTTATTTCCTCTTTTAGCTTTTGTATTTTCCTTTCCATCTGTTCAGACCATACACGATGATTGGCTCTTAATACCAGGTTCTCAGTCTTAACTCTTATAAACTCATCCGGATCTTCCCACGTAGTTACTACTCTTCCCTCCGAGTCCCGTGGTAATTCCGTTATTACCGGCGGGTTCTTTCGCTCCGTAACCGGGAACTTTAAGGTTAGCTGATTGTCTGATTGCATTTTCATAAAGCTCTATTTTTTGTTGCTTTAATAGCTCAATTTCTTTTTTAAACATATTTTCAAATGTCATCAACCATTCCAACTCAACATCAATCTCCAAAATTTTATGTAAAACAGCGGTCGTTTCCGATTTCAACATCATTATTTTCTAATAAAATGACTGTCCTTACAGCCCTTTTTAAATGATTATTAATAATTAGTTGAACGCCCGCTGTTCCTTTTCCTTTTTACCCGTTTCATTTTCCACCACCGGCCATGTTCCAGGTTAGAATATTTTGAGTGGATATACTCATTCAATTGCTCCACCGTTTTATTACTTACCTCGCACAACCTTTTATACTTTCCAAAATCTACTAACGACTTACTCACCAGTCCGCCCTTGGTTGAGAATGTATGGAAGAAAACCCTGTAATCTTTTAAATCTGTTCCTCTGGTTCGCATATCCCGGTAAGCCTTACCCACTGAAAGAATTCCGTGCTGTTCGTCTACCACGTTGCTCCATCCCATAAACTTCCAGTCCTTTGGTATCATCAGTTTTTCAAAAAACTCATTACATAACCGGTTCAGTTCCTCCGGAGACTTAGCAGCTTCACGCCCCCAGGTTCCTTTACTTCGGGCTTGGTAATGTTCCATATCTGAAGCTTGTAAATTGAATACAGGCCAATGGTTCTCTTAAATCATATTTTCCTTTTAAAAACCATTCTCTAAAATCTTCCCACTCAAGTCCATCATTTCTTCCAAGTTGATCAATATTTTGATTGAAAGCGTCTTCATCAATACGAGAAACTAATGTTTTGAAATTCAATTCTGCTTTTTGAACTCCAACACCTGAGTTTTTATCGAGCCTAACAAACTCAATTTGCTTATTACCTTTCACATATCTACCCAGTGAATGATATTTCAATACAATTACCGCTTTCCCGTCTAATACTTCATCAACACGTTTCTTCCATAACTGATAATTCCCTCTGAAGGTGTGTATCTTATCATTTCCCCAGTGAAAATTTGGGTGGTAATTAGTATTATGATATTTTATTCCATAAATTATCCTATCAATGAAATGAGTTAATTGTCCTTTTTTAGAATGATATGCCGGATAAGTACGGCTAACAAATATCACGTATGTTTTTAGCTTCTTTTCCATGTATGTATTTTTTATGTAAATTGATAAGTCTTACCGTTTCCTGATCCGAATTTGACCGGCTTAATAATTGTTGTAAATGGGAAATCAGCTTTGTTTACTTTGTCCAGAACTTCTTTAATTGGAGTTGCGTTTGTAAAGAATTTTTGTTCTACATTTTCATATCTTATTCGTACTACATATCTGCCCTCTCCAAATTGCGTTTTCACTGCCGGTGCAAAATCTAAAATCTCTATTTCTACGTTCGTTACATCTGTTATTGATACTTGTTTTACAGGGAATATATTTTTTTCTTCAGGCTTAATGCCCAAATCAGAGAATTTCTTCATGTTTGATTATCTTTTTAATTAAGTGTTTTGAGTCGCAGTGTTTCGCCCATCCAAGGTGTGGGCTAATCTGCATTTTATACGCTTTCGCGTCAATGTCCTTTTTATTTAGTTTGGCCGCCTTTCGGCAGAACCGAACTTTAATGGCTTTACGCATTAATATATGCGTGTGCCGGAATACATAACCCACAAAATCAATCCCGCGGGCTTCGACCGGGAAAACCTGATAATTGCCTTTTAATTGCAGGTTGAGTTCAGAGTATAGATAAAAGCTTATTTCTGTCAATAATCCGTGCAAATACGCTTTATCCGGTGCAAGAATCACAATATCATCGGCGTACCGGTAGTAATATTTTACTTGCTTTTGCTCTTTAATCCAGTGATCAAAATACGTCAGGTACAAATTAGCCAGGAACTGACTCAAGTAATTGCCAATTGGAACTCCCGGAGCTGAATCAATAATCTCATCAAGTAACTTCAAAAGCCTTACATCCTTTATTTTCTTCCGGACAATCGTCTTTAGTATGACGTGATCAATGCTCGGATAAAACTTTTTTACATCCATTTTCAAACAGTATCGGGTATTTTCATCGTCCTTTAAATCGCGTTTCAAATGCACCAAAACACCATTTATTCCACGGCCTTTTATACAGGCGTATGTGTTCGAAATGAAAGTAGATACCCATATTTCGCCAACTACATTCATAATGGCGTGGTGAACTATTCTATCACGGAATGGGAGGCGGTAAACGGTGCGTTCTTTGGGGTCATAAATCGTAAATATGCTGTAATCCGAAGTACGGTAGCACCCGCTTATTAATTCAGCCTGTATGGCCTCCATATTACTTTCAAAATTCTTATCAAAGAGCACAATGCCGTATGATTTCGCTTTTCCCTGCTTTGCCTTCAGGTAAGCAGCATACAGATTTTCTGTGCTGCAAATCGTGTCGTACAAGTTTCCTATTCTTTTCATGCTTTGCTTTTCGTATCGGAGCGTTCGGTTTCCCTACCAGCACCTTTTGAGTTTGTAATTTTTTGCCAAGTGGCAAGGTTTCTGTCCTTATAATTTCTTTAGAGCATAGGTGCGAGCTGTTCCCTGCATTCGCATTCGAATTGTTGTAATTCGAATTGTTGAAAACGAAAACACCGCTGGACAACTCACAAAGACAAACAACCTTTGATTTGTTACTTCTGAATTATTGCAGTCCAGATTTCTAAGAACTGTTCACCTGCGTAACGCGCCAGTTCCCGCGTTTTAAAGCAAAGGCGCGAGCCGTACCCCGCAATCGCAGCCGAATAGTCGTAATCCGAATCGTTGAAAACGAAAACACCGCCGGACATATAGAACCAAGGGAAATACTTCGCTTCGTTACCATCTTCCCAGTTAGGTTTCCAACCCTCGTTAAGGGCTTCGACAACTACAATGATTTTGTACTGTGCTTTGAAATAATCGCGCAAATCTTCAGGTACTTCTGAAAATTCAGGAACATCCGGACGTCCGGTTTCTTTTTGCGCATCTTCGAAAGTTTTGATTCTTTCGGTCACTTCTACTTTTACTTCCTCTTTTTCCATGTGTTGTTTTTTTGTGCCTTTCGGCTGATTATTATTTTTAATTAAAGCATAAATCCGTTATAAATCTCAATGAATTGTTTCCCGGCATATTCAGCCAACTCGCTGGTAGGGAAGCAAAGGCGCGAGCTGCACCCCGCATCCGCACTCGAAGCGTCGTAATCCGAATCGACGAAAACGAAAACACCGCCGGACAACACAAAGTATGGTTGCCATTTTTGCTGATCTGAATTACTCCAGTCTGCTTTCCAGTCTCCAACTAACGCTTTGATTATCGTTTTTAATTTTCGGTAATTTATTTCGTCGGGTGTCAGTTCTGAAGTACTAAAATCAATCTCACTAATAGTATCAACTCCAAGTTCCGCACATGCGTCCTCGTATGTTTTAATACGATCAGTAATTTTGGTTGAGAAAAACTCTTTTCCAAAAGTATCTACCAGTGCGGCTTTAAATTCAGGTGTTGCATCTTTGTACAACTTCCGTGCGTTCTGTTCAGTAATCTGTAATTGTTTCATGATTATTGCATTTTAGATTGACAACCATGTTCTTTACAAATTTCCGGATGCGGACAATACTGAAAAACACATTCGTCTTTTTTAAATACCGTTGACTCAGGAGCATTGTATTTATATACGTCCATGATTTTCGTTTCAGTAACCGATTCAATCACATAGTCTGCCATTGATCCTTTCATTCCTTCCACAATACCTTCGTTTGCTTCTTTGGTATCATTAGCCTGTACCATCATTG